GACAGCGACCCCATCGGTGGCGGCTCGATCATCAAGGTCAACTCGGAGATCTACCCGTGGTTCTCCCCGAGCCTGGGCGTGGGCATCTCGCTGCGGATCCGCGGCGTGCAGGTGATTGAGCTCAAGACGTACACGCCGAGCGACGGCAAGTCGATGGGCTTCGCCGCCCAGGATGGCTACGAGGCCCCGGCTTCCAGCGCGTCGGCGTTCCAGAGCAGCAACGAGACCGAAGACACGGGAGGTGACTTTTGAGCGAGCCCACCATCGAGGACCTGAAGGATGAGTGCGCGTCCCTGCGGCACCAGCTCGACGAGGCCAATGAGCAGCTCTGTCAGCTCCGCAAGCAGCGCATCTCGCTGATGATGGACGTCGAGCAAAACACGATGATGGCCGCGCACTGGCGCAAGGAAGTTCGGTGGATGCGTGCGGCGCTGTCCGCCCGCACGCCCACTCAGGCGCTGTACGGGCGGGGTCCCAAGTGTGAGGACTGTGACTGTGAGCAAGGTTGAGATGAGCGCCTATGAACAGCGGCTGGCGGCGTATCGCCGGGCCAGCAACGTGCAACTGATCGTGGCCATCGGCGTCTGCTTGGCCATCGCGTTCCTGATGGGGTTCACGGCTGCGCTGATGCTGATTCCCTTTTGAGGACACCAAGTGAGCGAAGAGAATTCCAAGACGGTCGTGGTCAACCCGGATTGCCTTGAGTACTACCTGCGGGATGTTCGTCACTTCTTCGGTGACGACGCGGCATCCGAAAAGGTCGTGCAGCTGTGCCGCCAGGCCGCCGATGAGCTGGATCTGGCGTACGCGGCCACGGAGGAAGTGGTCGATTCTTGGGTGGCGGCATTCATCAAGGCTCGTGCCGAGCTTAATGAGGCCAAAGAGGACATCAAGGATCTCCAGTTCCAACTCGAAGGGACCAGCGGCGAGCTGGACTCGGCCCTGAGTCGGGAGCGGTCTCTTAAGGAGTCCGTCGAAGACCTGCACATCGGCGCCGACAACCTGCACGCGGAGATCGAGCGGCTGACCGCCGAGCGTGACCGGCGGTTCAGGGATGATGACTTCATCCCGAGGTATCCGGACATGGAATCGGTGGATACCGTCTCACGGCAAGTGGCCTTGTCATACGCCAACCCGCATGACCGGATCACCGTCCTGATGGGTGAGCGGGACGAGGCAGTGGCCGAGCGTGACGAGGCGAGACGGGACGTGTGTAACATGATGCACTGGACCGGATTCCTTGCCGGTGATTACGCGAATAGCCGTGGGTGGGACTGCTTCAAGGATGGTTACGGACAGGTCAGTGATGAGATCCTGAACTTCAGGGACATCTGGAGTGCATATGCCCACAGGCTTCGTGACGAGCGCGACGAGGCGAGGCGGTATGTGTGCAACCTCGTTTCATGGGATGATCAGGCCGAAAACTTCGCTGGAACACCACACGAGTACGCAAGGCAACAGGGCTGGGACTGCTTCAAGGAGACGAAGTGAACCAGTCCCGCACAATGTCCCTCGTCGAGGCGGTGACCAACACGATCCTCGGGATTGTCCTGGCCGTCTACACGCAGATCCTGGTGTTCCCTCTGTTCGGCCTGCCGCCCCTAGCCGTCAGCACCAACGTCCAGCTGGCCTTTGTGTTCACCGCGGTCAGCCTCGTCCGCAGCTACATCGTCCGCAGGATCTTCAACTCTTTTGATTCGTGAGCTGGACATCCCGCTCGATCCGATACCCTGCCCGCGCCCGCGGATCAGCAAGTTCGGCGCGTACTATCCCACGAAGTACCGCAAGTGGAAAGCCCAGTTTGCGCAGGTGATCCGCAAGGCATGGCGGGATGAGCCGATCACCGGGGTCCTGTCGATCGGGATCGAGATCGTCTGCAAAAGACCGGCGAAGACTACTTTGTCCACCCCGCGCCCCGACGTGGACAACTACGCGAAGGCGGTTCTCGACGGCTGCAATGGGATCGTGTGGGGCGACGACACGCAAGTCATTCACCTGAGGATTACGAAGAGATGGGCACCGAAGAGCGAGCCGGGGAAGATACGAATGTCCGTTGCGTGGGGCACGAGCCTTGCGCCGCATGCGGCAGCCGGGACAACCTTGCACGGTACTCAGACGGCCACGGCTACTGCTTTGGCTGCGGCGCGTACGAGCACGGCAGCGGCGATCTGCCCGACGTGCCTGAGGCCGCCGACCGCTCCCTGATCCCGAGCTCCTCGCAGGACCTCGGCAAGCGCCGCATCGACCGTGCCACCTGCGAGCTGTTCCGCTACGGCGTGGGCAGCTACCGCGGACAGTCGGTGCAGGTCGCGAACTACTGCGACGACGCCGGTCGTCCCGTGGCGCAGAAGCTGCGGTTCCCCAACAAGGACTTCGTGATCCTCGGGGATTCCTCGCAGATGTCGCTGTTCGGTCGTCACCTCTGGCGTGACGGCGGCAAGATGCTGGTGGTCACCGAGGGTGAGATCGATTGCCTGTCGATCTCCCAGCTACAGGGGAACAAGTGGCCGGTGGTCAGCATCCCGAACGGCGCACAGGCCGCCGCGAAGGCGCTCAAGAAGAACCTTGAGTGGCTGGAGCGGTTCGAGAAGGTCGTCCTGATGTTCGACATGGACGACGCCGGTCGCAAGGCTTCGGCCGAGTGTGCCCTGCTGCTGACGCCGGGCAAGGCCCGCATCGCCCAGCTGCCCCTGAAGGACGCCAACGACATGCTCGTGGCGGGCCGGGGGAAGGAAGTCATCGACGCGATCTGGAACGCCAAGACGTTCCGCCCGGACGGGATCATCCCCGGCACCGACCTGTGGGAACAGGTGTCCGTCGAGGACACCACGCCGAGCGTGGCGTACCCGTGGCTGGGGCTCCAGGAGATGACGCGCGGTCTCCGCAAGCGCGAGCTGGTCACGCTGTGCTCGGGCACTGGCATCGGCAAGAGCTCGGTCTGCCGCGAGCTCGCGCACCACCTCGTGCGCTCGGGGTATTCGATCGGATACATTGCCCTTGAGGAGTCCGTGAAGCGGACGGCGCTCGGACTCATGGGCATCCACATGAACCGCCCGCTGCACATCACGCGGGACGGGGTCTCGAAAGAGGAACTCAAGGATGCGTTTGATCACACTGTCGGGTCTGGTCTGGTCTGCCTGTATGACCACTTCGGCTCGGTGGATTCGGACAACCTGCTCAACCGTATCCGCTACATGGTCCGCGGCATGTCGTGCGACTTCATCTTCCTGGACCACGTTTCGATCGTGGTTAGCGGAATGGGTGAGGGGGACGAGCGTCGGCTGATCGACAACACCATGACCGCCCTGCGGTCGCTGGTCGAGGAGCTCGGCTGCGGTATGGTGCTGGTGTCCCACCTGAAGCGGCCCGAGGGTAGGGGCCACGAGGAGGGGGCGCAGACCTCGCTCGCCCAGCTGCGTGGCTCGGCCGCCATCGGCCAGCTGTCCGACATGGTTATCGGTCTGGAGCGCGATCAGCAGGACGCGGCCAAAAAGGACCTGACCGTGGTCCGGGTGCTGAAGAACAGGTTTACCGGCGACACCGGCGTGGCCGCCTGTTTGCACTATGATCGATCCACTGGTAGATTGGTCGAAACAAGTACGGAGGCCGCGTCGGCCTTCTCGGAGGAATTCTGAAATGCGTACCGCAGAGATGATGAGCAGGCTGAAGGAGCTGGAGCAGGCCGCCGATGGCGACGGGCTGCACTCGATCGCGACCTTGGTCCGCAAGACGATCGACGAGATCGAGGCCATGCAGGCCGAGATCCGCGGACTGGAGTGCATCCTGTCCGTGATGATGACAGACCGCAGCAAGATGGAGCAGCTGGATGCAGAGGGTGTGGGGGAAGAGAAGTCTGAAGCGGCTGCGGGGTGTTCATCCCGCGTTGAGGAAGCTCTGCGACTTGTCGCTGAAGCGCTCTCCGCTGGACTTTGCGATCAGGGACGGAAGACGAACGCTTAAGGAACAGGCCCGGCTGGTGGCGGGCGGTGCGTCAATGACGATGCGCTCCCGCCACCTGACCGGGCACGCGATAGACTTCGTGCCCCTGCGTGGGGGCAAGGCAAGCTGGGAACATGAGGACTTCAGGATCGTCGCGGACACTTTCAAGAGCGTCGCGGCGGAACTGAAAATACCCATCCGATGGGGTGGGGATTGGAAGAGCTTTCATGACGGACCACACATCGAACTTGATCGACAGACGTACCCTGATTGACATGGGACCCTATGACGTCCGCATCCTGCTGGAGACCGAGCCCCACATCATCAAGGACAACGATCTCCACTACCTGCTGACGTGG